GCCAGCCGTTCCGTTAGAACCTAAATCACCACCATTTCCCCCAGTTCCACCTGTTCCAGCATTAGTACCGCCAGCAGACCCTGAAGAGCCGTTAGCTTGGCTTTGATTGTAACCAGCACCAGCACCACCGTTTCCACCAGCACCACCACTTGATGATACATTTCCAGTTCTGCTTAAAGAGTAAGTTCCACAGTTGTCATCATTACCACAATCAAAATTTTGCTGAAAACTTCCTCTAGTATACGTGTAGCCACCATATGATGCAGATGTAGCACCTGTGCCATATGCAATTGGCTGATTGCTAGGCACAGGATTTGTACCAGACCACCAAACTAAAGAACGACCATACTGGTCTACATACCAAAGAGTATTAAAATTATATTGAGTAGCACTATAAGACGGACCTAGTGTTTGTGAATAACTACCATTACCACCCGTGCCACCTTTTCCTCCACCGCCACCACCACCGGAGATGGTTCCAGAGTTAGTAACACTTACAATAGTGCCGCCAGAGTTCAGTATTGCGTTACCGCCATTACCACCTGCGCCTGATGTTCCCGCTGCTCCACCTGTGCCAGTAATAGTTCCAGCGTTATTTATGAGTAGAGAACCACCCAAATCACTTTCTATTGTTAGGGCTGCTGTTCCGCTTGTTCCCCCTAATGTAACCCCGCTGGAAATGTTAAGTATTTTTGGTGTACCAGAAGCCCATATAGCAGCGTTAAACTGGGCTTTTGCTGAAACATTCTCAGCATTGCTTGTAATACCAGCTTCAACAGACCTGTTTGGAAATGCACCAAACCCTAAAACATTATACCCAAATCCTGACATCTAATCAGTCCTATGCGTCATTGGCTGCATCAGTTGTAAAGAACAGCTTGATGCCTAGCAGTCTTGCATCAGCATCTAAATCATCTGCAGATACGTCCCTTAAAACTTGGAAAATACATAAATCTCCTGCTGCTGGCGAACCAGCTATTGTGACGTTACCACTCTCTGCTGCAACATTTAAGTCATTACTTGTTCCAGAGTGTGCTTTTGCAGTGGCAACGACAGTTGTCCCAAATGCGGTGTTCAAATCACCGTTGTCAGAAAGTGAAACTCCTGATAACCCCCACGCTGTTGTACCTGTATCTGTTGATGTAGCAGTGAAGAAAGCCTGAAATGTTATTGTACCCTCGTTCCAAGACTTTGGAAATGCTATGGTAAACTGTGCATGTTCATCACTGCTCTTATCAAAGTCAAGACACTTTAGTTCAGGACCGTTTGATAGTTCAACCTGTGCCAAGCTAGCACATCCGTTTGTTGTTTCAGGATACATAGCTGCAGCAGGTATCCAGATAGTTTCTTTACCTGCTACTTTTACTGCTGCACTTGATACTGTTGGTTGTTGTGTAAAGTTAACAACACCGTCTGAAGCAATGGCTAGGGCATCAGTGTCACTTGCTGATCCTATTGTACCTGCGTCCTTGATAATTATATCATCTTTGAATGTTACTATACCTGCAGACGAAACTGTCATTGCATCTGCTGTAGAGGCTACACCAATTGTGCCTCCATCTTTAATTAATATATCATCTTTGAATGTTACGATACCTGCAGAAGATACAGTCATTGCATCAGTAGCAGATGCAACACCTATAGTTCCACCGTCTTTAAATACAATATCGTCAGCAACAGTGAGTAGACCTGCTGAAGATAAAGACATAGTTTCTGCTGCAGCGGCTGAAGATGCAGTTTTAAATGATAGCTTTGTTGCGTTACTAGATGCGCTAAAGTCACCCTCTGATACGGCTTCAATACCTGCCGCTACTAAAATAGCATCAGTGCCAGCACCTTCATCTGGTGCAATAAAGTTAAGAACTCCTAACTTATCATCGGCTGCAATATCATTGTCACCTGCTGCCAATGTCAGAGTTGGAAACTTATCGTCAGAAGTAGAAGCGTGTTTCAGTGTAAGTCCTGAATCTGCTACGTGTGTAAGTGTAATTTCTTGATCGTTACCAAACTGTATTGTGCCACCATCTGCAAGAAACAAGTCACTGAACTCTTTAGATGCAGAACCTAGAGTAGTGCCATCTGCGCTTACAGGAAGAATAGATGTTCCGAAAGTGCCTGTATTAATTACGGGGCTGGTAAGCGTTTTGTTTGTTAGTGTGTCTGTTGTTGCTCTACCCACCAATGTATCTGCAGATGCAGGAAGCACAACAGTAACATTACCTGAGTAAGAAGCATGAGGAGCAGCTTGCAACTGTGTATAATGATTATTACTTACTTCACAATAAAATCTTACGTAAGACTCTGAACCAGCGTTTTTAATTGATATAGCCCCTGACTGCATATCAATACCGTTAGAACCATCTATTCTTACAACACCACTTCCGTTTGGTGTGAGAGTGATGTTACCGTTAGATACAGAGACAATATCTTCTCCATTAACATCAAGCGATCCTCCCAATTGCGGAGTCGTATCCTCTACAACATTAGATAGTCCACTTGATGTAGCTAGTCCAGAAACAATTGTGCTTCTTGTAATTTTTTTAAGACCACCGCCTGATGTATCTACTGCTAAGAATACATCATCATTTGCAACTGTGGATATTTCAGATAAATCGCCAACTGCTTTTTCTTCATAGCTAGTTCCATCTGCAATAAGTAGTTTACTTGCTGTATTATCGGGCATACGCAATTGTGCGCCAAGTGTAAGATTACCTGAAAGTTCTGCTGCACCATTCATGTCTATGGTGGTAGCATTAATTTCTATCTCAGTATCTGATACAAGATCAAGAACACCATCTGCTGATTGATGTATATATGTACCACTATCACCAAATTGAAGTTGACGAGAACTATTAAGCAATAGAGCAGTGTCAGCCACGTGTGTTAATGTTACATCTGTATCTGCCCCAAACCCTAAAACTGCTGCATCAGATTTCAGTGTTAGGTCATCTCCAACTGTTGCGTCTGCAGATATTTCTAAAAGAGGAGTTGTTATTTCCACTTCAGTATCAGCGTCTATATCAAGTTGACCATCTGTGCTAGAACTTACAGATAAAGCACTATCTCTAAAAGTAAGTTTAATCGCATCATTTAATAATAAAGCAG